AGTTCTAAACGTCACTGAGGGTGCAACAGTATATCCAAAACCTGGATTAACAACATTAACTGATCGAACAGACTGTAGTCTTGGACTTACATTAAGATTGCAACCATTAATACCACCAATAATTGTTGCAATACCTACAGCAGTTAAACCTCCAGAAGGTGCTGCAGATATTTCCACCGTAGGAATCATTCCATATCCACCACCTCTATTAGTTACTGTAAATGACTGTACAGCACCATTTACTATTCCTGTAATAGCAGTTGCTTGAACTGCAGTTCCAACCATCGTAAGAGTTTGAGTAATTCCTTGAATAGTGCTGATACCATCTTCAGTCAATCCATCAGTCTCATCACCTAGCAACTCATTATCAATATCTTCGATTCCTGTTGCAATGACCTCATCCTGATACTGGAAGAGTTCGCAATATAATTCATAGACATAAAGACTTTGTAATTGATAGTATGGTTTCGCATACTCGATATCTTTAATTTCATAAAGACGATCATCGAGTGGGAACCAGATTAAGTCTCCACCTTTTGGTCTTGTTGACAGTTTAATATTTGATTGTCCTTGAATCAGAGGCGTAATATAGTTTTCATATCTTTCTCTAGATATAATAAGTCTTACTTCATCTTTCGACTCAATGCCAAACTTTGATAATACATCTCCTGCTCCAGAATATGCATCATAATTATCAACATATGCTTCAATAGGTAAAGCACTGTCAAATTTGGACTGAACAACTTCTCTAATGACAGTCTTTTCTGTCATGTATTTTCTTGGGATGTAGTATATATCGACACCATACATCCTCAACTGCTCGTTGATTAAATCCTGAACAAGATTTTGCTCAGAAGAAGTGCCTTGAGTGAAGAAAGGATTTAAAACCATCAGCCTATCATGTCAAGTGGTGGCAGTTCATAGGTATTCGACATTACCTCTCTGATCTTATCTAGTTCCTTTTCTGCATCATCATATATTTGCCTACCATTTAGTTCAATGCCACCTGGAAGTTTAACTCCCTGGAACTTAATTAGGTTCTGTCCCCACTGTCTCTTGATAAGTGCTGTCAAATAACGCTTTAGGAAACTGTCGTTATAAACTCTTGGGAAATCATTAGGATTAAGTAATCTATAGCAATCAATAACCAAGTAATCATCTACACTGACGCTGGCCCAATCAATATCTAAGTAAAGTCTATCTTGTCTTATATTAAATCTAATCTGCTTCTGTGTTGTTAATGCAAAGTCGATATCCTCAAGATATCTCTTTGTCATTGCATAGGTTAGAATTTCTGTTGAACCAAAGTAGTAAATATCATTCAAGAACAATTGATACTTAATACTAAACATGTTGTTGGTGGTTGTGTTAGAACCATCAAAGTGATATATCTTTGTTACACCTAAAACTTCTGGAGGAACTTGCAAGTAGTTGCTATTCTCCTCAAATGAAAATGATACAGACTGTCCGTCAATCGTAGAACTTGCAGTTGTAGTTACGATACCAATAGGGTTGCTTCCGCCTCTACCTCTTCCCCTATCAATATCTGCCTGAGTAATCTTATACTTCAGGAACGTGTTAGTTGTCCCGTCATAGTCGCGTTCCTGGAACAACTGGAGGGCATCATCAACCAAGTCATCAATCTGCTCATCAGCAACGTTAATCTCCAGTACAGGAGCACCTAGCTGCCTCTTACAGTACGCAATTAATTCTGATCTACTTGCTGGTTGAGCCATTTATTCACCAGTTTCCTATGTGTATTTATGGTGCTGCTGATACTGCAGGAACCACCATTACATTGCCATTCGCAATGGTATATAAAGTCGATCCACTACTAACTATCACATCATACATATATCTTCCCTGTTCAAGACTTCTAGTCGAAGTGGAACCTAAAGAAATTTTTAGTTTGCCTTCCACAGCACTAGTGATTCCAACAGTAAATGCTGTTGTAATTCCAAGTGTTGCTCCAACGGCAACACTTTTAGATATCGCAGCAGATCCAGAATAATCAGTTAAATCAAACGCAGTATTAGCGTTATTAGTTACATTAAATGTGGTTTCAAAGTCTGATCCCCCATAGATTGTCAGATTGACACCATAAGGAACCCCTGAGTTTGGATCGAAAGTAATATTTTTAGATGGCATCTGGAAGTCCTATTACCGACATAGTTTCTTGCTGCTTATAATAAAGTTTGCAAAAAGACTTTGCAATATTCTTAAGCATATCACGATCATTACAATTATCTATATTACTTGCGATCTGTTGATATGCAAAAGACTTTTCTAAACTTTTGATTTCAATATCATTTGGGTCCATTGATTAACTCCTTTAGTAGTGACTTGATTTCATTAAGTTCATTTTTTACATTAGCAAGATCTTCCTCCATTGTCTGTACTTTTTGATTCTTTTCACTTTTAGCCTTTCGACTAGAAATGTATTGATCATATGATACATTATTCACATTAACTATACCATTTGTCTCAGGATCTCTTGCGAGATCCTTATGACCCTTCTGTGTGTAAGTTTCCATATTATGCAAGAGCGATCACTCGGAGATTTTTCAGTTGAGGAACTAATTCTTGATTTGTTGATGTTAATACAAGTTTGATTCTATAAGATCTAAAGTTTGGAAGATTATCAATAGTAAATGTACGTTCAATAAAGTCAGTGTCATATGCACTATATCCTTTCTTGATTGAATTTTCTACAAAAATGTCAGGTCTTCCGTCATTATTCTCTTCATTAATTATCTCACCATTAATATCCAGATTTAAATATCCAGGGAATGGTTCAAAGATTGGTTCAAAACCAGGATCTGAATTAATTGCATAGAATGCTCTAATATCAGCATCTGTAGGAATATGTGCATCCACAATAATTTTAATTGAAGATGCAGGATTTTCAAGTGTTACTTCCTTAGATACATATTGACATGCACTAGGATCATTGAAGAGTGTTTTTACTCTAGAATCTGTGGCGTAATTAACAACTTCAGAATTAACTCTATTTGATACTGCATAGACACTACATCTTTGAAGTTCAATTTGAGGAGTTAGTTTAGTATTAGTTGTTCCAAGGAAAAGTCTCATTTGCATCGACTTATTGCCTTCAATAAAATCTAACTTACGATCTTCATTTACTTTAGAGAAAACTGCTCTTGGAGAATCAAAGAAATTATTTGCATTAAGAACAACATCCTCAAATCCTACATTTACATAAGGAATTTCATTACCACTAATACTCTGAGTAGTAACAGTTCTTATTTGACCAGATAAAGAGGTGCCTTCGACAGCGATATTATGTATAGATGGTTTGATAATTTCAAAGGGAATATTTTTGGTAGCCATGACATTATCTCCACCAGCGGATTTTGATCTGTTAAGGAATAGTTTAGGTAATCCTACTCCAGTAGATCTGTCAATGTTATTAGTGCTTCCAAGAGTTCCAAACTTTTCAGACATATCAAGTTTGATATGATAGGAATCTAATGTTATTGGATTCGCAATGGTTACATCACTTAAATCGTGAGTTTTGTTAATTCTAGCAAGACTTACTCCCGCGAGTTCATACTTATAAACTGGTGTGTCTATAGGATATGATTTTGGAGTTGCTCCTCTAGAAATACTTCCACCAATAGTTGATGATGTTGTAGAAGTATATTCAATGATTTCTTCACCAATCAAAAGTAATCCAGTGTTAGTTCCACTGACACCAGCACCTTCAAAGGTAGAGAATACATCTCCTGTTCCAGCAGTTATTTGAAGTGGATCTGTAGATGACTTATCATAAGCTGCTGTCAATTTGGTTGGTTTAACATCTGGGAGAACTTTGGATATTCTTACGAAATTGTCATCAAAATTCATTCCATGATTAACATGATTTACCTTAATATGAAGTCCATCAGAAATGCTTACTATTCCGTTTGATGGAATGGTAACGTCTCCACCGAAAGACCCTACATCGTTCAGTTCTCTTTCTGTATCTGTATTATCAAAGAATCTAATGGTTCCAGCAGCTCCAGTAATAAATTCGCCTTGAACATTACCAAGTATTAATTGAGATGTATGTCCAATACTAGTTAATGTAAATCTTGCATTTCTTCCAACACTTAATCCAGCAGGATCTGATGAAGATGGAAGTGGTGCATTTGCACTAATAGTAACTACATCACCAACTTGATATCCATTACCACCATTATTATTGATAGTTGCTCCAACGGCAACTCCATCTTGAATAGTAATATTTGCGGTAGCTCCTGATCCATTTCCAGAAACTGCAATTAGATTTACTCCTGAGTAAGTAATTTGTCCAGCTGCTGGTGTATATCCAACACCTGGATTTGTAATTGTTAATGTTCCTGTGGCACTAGCACCAACTCCGATCAGATTTCCCTGAGCAGTTCTGTTTGAAGCAGTTCCTTGGAAGAACGTGTTACCAAGAGAATATCTAGCATCAGAAAGTGTCGTTCCTAATCCAACACGAATATCATTTGAAATAATATTTAATGGATTTTCCATCAATTTGGCAATTTGCTTGTTACCCTCAGTAAGTTCTGGACTATAAAGATCTACAGATCCAGATTCAACAAAATCTGCCCTATACATAGTGAACTTAAGATCTTCCCACTGACTTGCTTCCCAGGTAGATGCGTTCTGAGACTTAAACAGGGATCCAAGAGTTGGTTGGTTAGAGATGTATGCATCCGTTAGAATATCATTTTCTCCAACTCTAGAAATATAAACACTATACTTAGTTGAGTTTGAAATCAAACAGATAGCGTATTCTTTACCACCCTCCAGATAAACTGGAGCAGCAAATTCAAATGTAGTTGCTACAGATCCGTCAGTTGAAGTATTAACATCACCAGGAAAAAGGATTACTTCGGAAAGATCAAAATACTTAGGAGTTGGGAAACCATTCTCCATCGTTCTGATCTGCATTCTAACGGGTGTATCACCATCATCCTTGGTACGGAAGAAAACATCACACTTCGTTACGAA